AACCAATGCCTCCAAAACGATTTCCTCGATGTTTTCCTGCTCCCAGTATGGAATCCTTACCAGCCGGAGGCCGTGTTTGGCCGCGAACCGGTCTTTGATCCGGTCATGGCGTTGCGTTTCAGCGAGTTTCTCCGAGCCACCCCAATGCTCGGAGTTGTCGTAGTGTTGACGGCCGTCGAACTCTATCAGCAACTGATGACTGGGAACAAAAAAGTCAAACGGCAAGGTCCCCCGATCGCGACACGTGGGAAAGCGTACCTGTTCTCTGAAATCAATTCCCAGGGCCTGAAGTGCTTCACGAACCCGACGCTCCCCGCTAGATTGGACACACCTGGGACATCCGTGTCCTTTCAAGTGGGCTGCCACCGACTGGTAGAAGATCCCATGTATCGGGCAACGAATGGGTATCTTCGAGTGGGCATTAACAAACCCTTCCAGCTGGTATTCGTAACGCCCAATGCCGTGAACGCAGACCACACGCTCCATGAAATCCCAAAACGATAATCTCCTTTGCCGACCGATCCGTTCAAATGCGCACTTGCGGCACCCCCTACCACTGAGATGGCGATAGGCTCTCATGCGAAAGCTGCCGTGCTTGGGGCATATGATCGTTACTTTCTCCCGCAAACCACGGTATTCGACGCAACTGTAATCGTATCGCTCACCGTGCACCTCCCTCGCCCGGGCAATGAACTTGGCATTCGTGAAGCGATGAGCCTTACGGACGATCTCCGCACGGCATTGGGGACACCCCCCCGACTTGGCATACAAATGTGATTTGGGGGTTGCCCGAAAGGGACCGTGGCGGCGACAGACGATTTGCATTGGTTTGTCAAACGCAAGATAGCGACCAGTGGAATAGTCAAAACGATCGCCATGTGTTTCCCGAGCGCGCTCGAGAAACTTAGCTTCGGCCGTCTTTGCCTTCAGAGGTTCCTCAACGAACATAGGTCCCAGGAGCAACCGTACTCATGCCACTACCTTGCCAACGATTTGCTGGCCGCTCACGCTTCACCCTTACAGCGGATTCCGCCGCGCGGATCTTGAAGGGCTACCCCAAAATCATGCACGCCGCGCATCTGGATACCCAGCACGGAAAAGTCCGCCTCGGCCGTCTCGATCGTGGGACTCTCGCGACCGTTCAAGAAAGCCACTTCGATCACTGGAAGATCGTCGGGAGTGGCCAGCAAGTACCAGGCCTTGCTCGAGCTGCCCGGGTAGTGGGCGTTGCTAAGATAGCGGCTCACCTCCACGCGGAACTTGCCCTGGTGCGGGTTGGCCACCGGGTAGCGGGTGTTGCTGGTGGTGTCGCGCAGCTCCATCGACTTGTAAAGCTGCGATCCCGTGGCCGATAGCGCCGTAGGCACCAGCAAGATGGCCGGCATGATGCCGATCGGCTTGCCGTCCGAGTCCACCTGGTCCATGAAGGCCACCTCGGCCTTGGTGAGCCCGTCGATCGAAAGGGCCGTGTCGGCCCCTTCCAGATAGTTGTTGTTCGCACTGGAGAAGAACGAAGCGTTGTCCAGGAACGCCGTCCAGAACACGTCGTTGATCTTAAGGCCCGACCCTCGGCCCAGCTTCCTGGGCACGGTGGTAATCGCCCCCAGATCGTCATTGATGATGTCCCGCCGGTCGATCGAAAGCACCAGGCCGTAGGTGTCCGCACGGTTGGTATAGGTCTCTTCACCGAGCGTGCCGCGCTTCAGTTCCCCGCCTGGGGCTACCTGCTCGTACTGGTCGGTGCCTACCAGCCGGTAGCTGGTAACGGTCTTGAAGTCCGAGACGTTTCGGGTAGCACAGATGTTCCGCCAGGTGCGCTCCACGGAAAAGAACCCGTCGAGCAGGAACTTGTTGGCCACATTGGAGAGGATGCCGCTAATGTCGATGGTAGAAAAGCCTGCTTCCAGTTCGGGGCGGAAGGCATAGCGGAGCACGCTGCGGCTGTCGCGGAAGTTGCGCCCGGTGTAGCCGTTGGCCCAGGCGGCTTCGAGCAACAGTTCCTGAAGACCGATTCCGCCGCGGAACCTTCGGCCGGCCGCCTCCAAGGTGGGCTCGTCGAAAAGCTCCTCCACGCCTTGGGCATTGGCCGTGAGCATACAGGCGGCCTCGAGCATTCGTGCAGTGACAACCGGCTGGCTTCGCACGTGCACTGCCGGCGCCACCGGGCGGCCAGTGCGTAGTATCTCAAGTGCCGTGCGGCTTACGTCCCAGCGATCGCGGATCGCCTGCGCTTCGATGTCCGGATGCTTGCCCTCACACACCCGGCGGATGGCCAGCACCCGGGCAGCCTCGGCCGCCATGTCATGTGGGGCCTGGGACGTGGGGCTTGGGGCTTGGGAAACGGGGCTCGCCGAGCCGGACTGCGATTGCCCGGTTGGAGCAGAAACGGAGCCGGCTCCCGGGCTTGTCGATTCCGAAGATCCGGAAGCAGAACTGACCCCAGCACTGCCCGACTGCGATTGCGAAGAAACAGAAATCGAACCGGAACCGGCCCTGGCGCTTGCCGATTGCGAGCCGCTTCCACTATTCCCGGTGTTCGCGTTGTCGTGATCCGTTACACTCGTTGCATCATGCTCTGCCATTTGGTTACCCCTGCTGGTAGCTGCGGCCGCCACACTGGCACTGGTGGCCATGTCGGCCCCAAGATCCACGAAACTGATTTCTCCAAGCGTGGCCCGGCGCACTACGTTGACCGGGCCGCTGAACTGCCGGCCGTTGACAAGTACCTTCTGGTTCTCCCGCACGAACTCGAACTCTTCGACCGCCGCGGCAATCGACGCTTGCCAGGGGAAGCCGTTGCGCGCCGAGGCAACGATCTCCCGGGCAGCCGCCGTATCGCGGGACACTACACCGGCGGCGAGCAAGCGGCCGTCTTCGATGCGGATCGAATCGGTGTGTCCTACGCCGCTCGTCATATCGTGGCCAAAACGCACTGGGCGGCTTTGCGAGGGAATCGCCAGCCCCGCAAGGTCGACTACCACCGGATAGCGCCAGCCTGCAATCCGCATTGCTCCGCCGGTGTAGGCGACCATCTGGAAGCGAGGCAAGCGGGGTTTTTCCTCACCGGCCGCATCGGCCGCTTCGATCCGCAGTGCCCCGGGCTCACAAACCAGGTTCAACACCGCCTCGCTGCGAACCGCAGGGGCGCAGGGCTCGTGCGAATCGACAGTCGCATTCGGCTGGTTGTTCTTGCTCGAACGGTCCTCGCGCTGCTTGTGCGGCTTTTCAGTCTTGGGCATCAACTGCCTCCTCCTCTTCGGTTTCTTCGTGCGCTACCGGCTGCGGTTGGGCTTGCGAAGGGGTAAGCCCCAAGGTGCGCATCAAGGCCACTTCCTTGGCCCGCTGGCGAAGCTCCGTCTCCCAGTCGCGGCCCTGCCGGGCATATTCGTAAGCCAGGGTAGTCGTGTGGCTTTGGAGTCTTGTGGCCTGCGCACTTGCTTCCTTGGCCGGATCCACGTGCTCCTGCCCGTCCCAGAACCACTGGTGCGGAAGCTGCACAAGCGGTACGGTGCGAAGCCAAAGCGGCAGGTAGTCGCTCACCAGGATCGCCTCGTCGAGCCAGGCCCGCAGGATTCGGTCCAAAACCACACGCGCCATGTGTTCCTGGTCGACGCGAATGGCCTTGTAGTAGGTCTGATGATCCAAGCGGCCGGAGGCGTAGTTGTAGCCGGACGAATTGCCTGCCGCGACGTTGAAGGGCATGTTCAAGCAGCGGCTGATCTCGTTGAGAATCTCCCGTTTGAACTCGGCATAGGTGGTACTGGGCTGCTCGGCTTCCAGCTGCGACATCTTCCAGCCGCCGGGCATGGTCAAAAGGGCCCGCTGCTCGAGTTCGATCGGCTCGAACGGTTCGGCCGCATCCGCTTCACCGCCCGGTGGAGCGTCCGTATAAAGAATCCCCGCAAAATCGGCCGCCGTTTCCGCCGCGGCGATCACTGCCAGCGTGTAGCGGCGAAGCTGGGCAAACAGCGGCAACGCCGGCGTGATCTCGGGAACCCCGCGGTGCTGGCCCGGCCGATCGGCGCGAAAATCGTGGATCACGAACTCGGCTGCCACGCGGTCGTACTCAAGGCTGCCAAATCCATGGGTATCGCCCGGGTGATTGCGGAGGATGTAATACTCGACTGGGTTGCCGTACCGGTCAAAGAGAATCCCATCGGTAAGGCTGGAGGCACCATTGGTCGTCTTCCTCCGGCCTCCAGCCTCCGGTCTACGGCCTACGTATGGGCTTGCTACCTGATCGGCCTCAATGAGCCGCACGTCCAATTTGACCGGAACATCGAGCTTGGGGTTGGCCACAAGCAGTGCAAATGCTTCCCCATCGGTGGCCCGGGCCATCCGCATCGTGCGAAGTTTTTCAGTCAACCCCACGCACTCGGCCCAGTGGGTAAACTCCCTTTCTACCAGCGCGTTGGCCTTCGCATCGTCGGTGAGCATCTGCAAGCGTGGGCCGGTGCCCACCGTGTCGTTTGCCAACGTGAGCACGATCCCCTTGGCATAGCTGTTGTTGGCCACTTCGTAGCGGGCCCGAGCCCGGAGGATGCTGCGCACCTGGGGGTTGGCCGCTGCATCGGCCGATAGCAAATCCGCCCCGGCCCAATGGCGGCGGTTCTCGTCGGTCGTCTGGGCTGCATCGTACCGGGCGGAAACACGCCGGAGGCGATAGGCTGGAGACCGGAGGAAGCGACGCCGAGACCTTCTGCGGTACCGGTTGCCAAGAGCTGTTACAGAGCGCGTGATGAATTCAAATACACGCACGGCCTTTCCTTCACTCCTGTCTCCAGCCTCCGGCCTAAGCTCCCGGCGGCACGAGCTTGTTGAACTTCAAGCCACGCTTCGTCTTGTTCACGGCCGCCTTGCTGGCCAGGTACCGGTCCGCTTCGATCTGCTCTGTGAGGCTGTGCTGTTTGACCGTGCCGGCATCGCCCGACACCTCGGCCGGGCCTTGGGCGTTGTCGCGGATCGTCTGTTCCAAATCGTCAGCCACCGTATTGCTCCACTCTTGCCTTTCCGTTTCGGGAAATTGCGGGTCCAGGAGTTGCACCTGGCAAGCTGGGCTTATGAGGCCTGGCCGGGCACTGGCCCACCCGCCCCCGCACGGACAGCACGCCGCCCCTACTGATCACATATGCAGGCACAGTGCCCGGTTGTCCGCCAAAGTGGAGATTTTTCCAAGATCATGCTACATGTAGCGATCACTCTCTTGCCGATCGCAGAAAGGCCGCCTATTAGGAGACCTACCCGGTGCGGGGCTCGATTGTCGGGGATTTCTGCCGAGAAACGTCAAATCGTGCTACATGTAGCGATCCCGGTTCAAATCGCCGCTGAGTAGCTCGTAGGTAAGAATCCTGCGGCCGCAGTGGCGGCACACCTTTCGCCGGCGAACCCGGCCGCTGGGGAGCCGTTCGGTGTGCGTGGTGCGCAGGTGCCGGCAACCACAGCGGGGACAAGCGATGCCCCGCTTGGGCCTGGAAGTGTCTTGCTCGTTCATCGCTTCCGTTTCTTGCGCTGCAATTCCGCAAAACTCACTCGCCGCAAGACAGGTTTCGACTGGGCGGGCATGCCCGGCAGCACGCAGCCGCTGATCGATGCGGCCACTGCACAGCCGACCAGACAATCAAACCAGTGGTTGTCGCCGCCTGCAGGACGCAGTTTCCATTCGTCAACGGTGCGGCCGCGGCCTTTGGTCCTGACGCGATACTCGCTCGTAAGATGCTCGGCGAAAAGCCGGTGCTG